GTTAATATTTATTCTTCATTCTTATTTAGAATTAAACCAGTCAGAGAACTAGGTAGCTTAGAGGACGATAAGACTGTTCCTATGTTCTTAGATGATGCTGACTTAGAAGGTAGATCATACGAAGCTTTACTTAGAGAACTACAAACTTATGCTTCTGTATATGGAAACTGTTGGGCTATTTTAGATAAACCAAACTCTAATGCTAAAACAAGAGCAGAAGAATTAAACCAAGAGATCAGACCTTATGTTAATATTGTTACTCCTGAGAATGTTATTGACTGGAATTATACAAGAGCCAGTTCAGGCAAATATTACTTAGACTATTTAAAAGTTAGAGAGAATATTGGTACTGAAGAAACTACTTATAGAATTTGGTACACAGACAGAATTGATACTGTTGTGATGAAAACTAAAGGTACTAACGATCCTAAGTTAGTGGAGTCTATTCCTAATAATCTAGGGGTTATTCCAGCAGTAGTTTTATACAATCAAAGAAGTCCTATGAGAGCAATAGGAATATCTGATCTAACGGATATAGCTGACTTACAAAGAGCAATCTATAATGAGTTCTCTGAGATAGAACAATTAATTAGATTAGCAAACCACCCATCATTAGTTAAGACTAGAGATGTTGATGCTTCTGCTGGTGCTGGTGCGATTATTGAAATGACTGACAATCTTGACCCAGCTTTAAAACCTTACCTACTACAACCATCAGGACAGAACTTAGATGGTGTTATTAAAACGATTAAGGAAAAGGTAGAAGCAATTAATAGACTATCTCATGTAGGTGCTGTTAGAAGTACAGGCGAAAGAGTTGTATCAGGTGTAGCACTAAGAACTGAGTTCCAATTACTTAATGCAAAACTAGCTGAGAAAGCAAACCTTATGCAATTAGCTGAAGAACAGATTTGGAGATTGTACGCATTGTGGCAAGATAAAGTCTTTGATGGCAAAATTATGTACCCTGAGTCTTTTGACCTTAGAGATTGGGCAACTGATTTAGAAGTTCTACAACAAGCTAAAGCAAGTCAAATTAAGTCTGATACTTTCACAAAAGAATTAGATAAACAAATAGCTAGAACTGTAATTGAAGATGATGATACTTTATCTCAAATTGACGAAGAAATAGATCAATCAAATACAAGGCTTGGAGAGTTCCCTCAGACACCGATAGAAACTCCAACAGTTTAATATGGCTAAAGACCTACTGGAAAAGTTAGGAGATTATAGACAGGTCAGAGTTACTGACTTATCTGATACTCAAGTAGAACGATTACAAAAGTCCTTACAAGAGTTAGAGAACTTAGTTATTGCAGAAGCAAGTAAGATTGATCCTAAGAGAGGTAGTTTAAAATTAAGAACTACTTTAGCTTTACAACTTAGACCTAAACTTAAACAACTTATTGAACAAACTTATTTAACAACAGTACAAACTAATATAGCTGAGTATGATAAGTCTGCTAGTTGGTTGTTAGCTACCTTTAAAGAATATCCTATTCCTAAAGAGTTCAAAGAGATTACTGAATTAGATTTGACTACTATTCAACAATTAAAACGAGGTGCATATTTACCCTTTGAAGATTTAGGTAATGAATTTGCAAATGAATTAGCACAAGAAGTTTATAACTCTACACTCACTGGAAAACCTACAGAACAAATGATAGCTGATCTAAGAGGTAAGATTAATGGAGTCTATCAATCTAGTAATGATGAGGAAGCACAAGAGTTAGTAGATTTTATAACTAATAATCCTGATAAAGCAGAAGAAGTTAAGACTGCTACTGAAAGATTAAATACTATCTATGGTAGAGATAGATTGGGTAATAACTTTAGAAGATACGCAACACAATTAGTCCAAGATTCATTAATGGGTTTTGATGGACAATTTGCCAAGTATAGAGCAGACGAACTAGGATTAACATCTTACAAATACACAGGAACTATTATAAGAGATAGCAGACCTTTTTGTAGAGCAAATGTAAATAAAGTTTTTACAGAAGAGCAAATAAGAGATACTTGGAGTAGCCAAACTTGGAAGGGTAAAGCACAAGGCGATCCATTTATTGTCAGAGGTGGTTATAATTGCCGACACCACTGGCAACCTACCAATCCTGATTGGGTAGATTCAGAAGGAAACTACAAATTAGATTGACAAACTCGGTAATTAAAATTAAGGAGTAAAACATGGACGAGAACAATAACTCGGTAGAGCAAACACAAGCTACTGAAAATAATGTGGAAACAAAACCTGAAGTTTCTAAGGAAACTGAAAGTAAAGTTGAATCTAAAGCATTTACTGAAGATCAAGTAGAAGCAATAGTTCAAAGAAGATTAGACAGATATAAAAAGACTGTATCATCTAAGCTTGATGGACTTGATTTAGAGGAAGCTAAAAAGCTTTTAGAAGAAAAGAAACAGAAGGAGCAAGAACTCGCTTTACAAAGAGGCGAATTTGATAAAGTTTTGAAAGAAACAGTATCAAAGAAAGATACTAAAATATCTGCTTTGGAATCTGAGTTACAGAAGATTAGAATTGATGAAACATTAGTCAATACTGCTTCGGTACTTAAAGCGATTAATCCTAATGAAGTGAAAGCTTTGTTAAGACAATCGGTTAAGTTAAATGACTCAGGTAGTGTTGAGGTAGTTTCTGAAAATGGAACTCCAAGATACAATGAAAAAGGCGACCTAATGACTGTAAATGATTTAGTTGCTGAGTATCTAAATAACAATCCGCATCACTTGAATGCTACCCCTAGTGGCAGTGGTTCAAAGAGTGGGATTGGTGGCGATACACTAAAGCCGTTTAACATAGCTGATTTGGATTTAAACAAAGCAGAAGATCGTAAGATTTATGCTGAACACAAAAAGCAAAGAGATAGTGGTGGGTTGAAGGCAAACTTAATAATTAACAACTAACCATAAGGAAATAATACAATGGCAGACGAAACAACCAGTTCTACACTAGCAGAACTATACACAGATGTAATACAAGAAGCGATCTTCACTTTTCAAGAAACTTCAGTAATGCGTCCGCTAGTAACTACATACGCAATCAACGGACAAGGTAAAACTGTTCAAGTACCAGTTTATGGTGCGATAGCGGCGGCGGCAGTTGCAGAAGGAACTGACCTAGCAAACACAGCGATTGATCCAACAGCAGTTGATATTACTGCTTCTGAGATCGGTGTGATGACTACACTTACTGACTTGGGTAGAGATTCTGCTTCAAGAAATGTTGGTGCAGATATCGGAAAACTATTTGGAGATGGTTTAGCTAAAAAAGTTGATTCAGACTTAGCGGCTTTGTTCACTTCGTTCTCTACTGATGTAGGTGCGGCGGGAACTGAACTAACTCCTGAACTTTTATTCAAAGCACAAGCAACTTTAAGATCATTGAATATACCAGCACCTTACTACGCTGTATTCAATCCTAAAGCTTGTTTTAACTTGAAGAAAGTTTTAACTAACGCTGGCTACAACACAAGTGCAAATGCAATTTCTGATGTAGGAAACCAAGCAATGAGAGATGGCTTTATTGGCAGAGTAGCTGGTATTGATGTTTATGAAAACGCAAACCTAGCTATTGATGTTAATGATGACTCAGTTGGTGCAGTATTCCACCCAGCTTCTATCGGTTTAGCTATGAAATCTGATCTTAAAATTGAAACTCAAAGAGATGCTTCAATTAGAGGAACTGAGATCGTAGCTTCTATGACAGTTGGACAAGGTATCGTTAAAAACGATTACGGAGTTAAAGTAACTGTAGACTCAGCATTATAATATTAATGCTAATAATGGTGGGGAGTAAAATCCCCACCTTCTACTAACAAGGATTTAAACATGGCAGATTTTTCTAATGACACAGATTTACAATTTTACCAACCTGACATACTAGAGTTTGGTGTGGCAAGTTTTTCTTCCCCTAATAATTATCACGCACAGGCAAGAGAAGATATTGAAAGAGATTTAAGAAACAAATGGTGGGGTATTTATGTCAATAATACTCAAAGAGATATTACAACATTAACTACTATTGAAATGGACGGAAGTAAGCTAACAGATGCACAATGGAAAAGATGTTCTGTATTCAGAGTGATAGGCTTTTATGCTACTCCACAATTAACTAAGTTTAATAGTGATGACAATAAAGATAGGTTTCAAGTAATGTTAGACTATTACCAAAAAGCTTATTATGCAGAATTTTCTGAGGTACTTAGAGATGGTGTTGAATATGATGATAATAATGATTCTATTATATCTAACGCTGAGAAAGAGCCTTACGAAAGACTTAGACTAATCAGATGAAGATTACCCCTAAGATTGATGATCGTAAATTAAGAAGAAAATTAGATCAGCAAATAAGAGAAAACCCTAGACAAATACAAATAGCTTTAGGAAGAACTGCTGAATTTCTATTAGGTTTAATTAAGCAAAGAACCCAAAAAGGTAAAGACGCAGATGGTAGAAACTTTAAACCATACACACCTGAATACAAAGCATTTAGGCGAGAAAAAGGCAGACAAGCAAATTTCCCTGATCTTAATTTTAAAGGCAATATGCTATCTAACATGACACAAAAATCTACTCCTAAAGAAGCTATCCTATTTTTTGCTAGTAAAGCACAAAACATTAAAGCTGTTGCTAATCAAAAGAAAAGAACTTTTTTTGCTGTTGGGGATAGAGAAAGCAAGACTTTAATTAATTTCTTTGCTAAAGAGTTTAAAAAGGTATCTAAATTAATATGAGCATAAGAGAAAACATAGCTGAAAATATTATTACTGTATTAAGTGCAGTATCATCTCCTATTACTTTAAAGAAAGTAACTAGAGAACCTTTTGATGTAGATGAATTATCTGAACAACAATATCCAGCAGTATTTGTTCAGTCAGGAAACGAATTTAGAACAGACGAAACTATGACCTCTTCAACTGTTACAAGGCAAGGTGTTGCAGACTTTGTTATTGTAGGATTTGTGAAGGGTAGTGATACCAATATTGACACAAAAAGAAATCAACTAATTTCAACGATTGAAACTGCACTAGAATCTGATAGAACACGAGGTGGGTACGCAAAGATTACTCAAGTCGTGGAAGTTTCTACAGACGAAGGTACTTTGTTTCCTATCGGTGGAATACGAGTAGTAGTAAGAGTCATGTACACTTACACTGCTGGTACACCTTAACAACTAACAACGGAGATAACCAATGGCAACACACACAGGCTCAGAAGGTACTATCAAAATTGGAAGTGATACCTTAGGAGAACTAAGATCATTTTCATTAGAAAGCACTGCTGAAACTATTGAAGATACAAGCATGGGAGATTCGGCTAGAACTTACAAAGTAGGTCTAACTGCATTTACTGGTACTGCTTCTGTATTTTTTGACGAAACTGACACAGCACAAGGAACAGTTGATGCTGGAACAGAAATAACTTTAAATGTATATCCTGAAGGCGATACTGCTGGCGATACATACTACTCAGGTAGTGCAATCGTTACTGGTAGAACTATCAATTCATCTTTTGATGGAATGGTTGAAATGGAACTATCATTTCAAGGATCAGGTGCATTAACAGAAACAACAGTATAATATAAGGAAGGCTAGACATGAGTGTAATAGATAGAGTTAAAGAACATTTTGAATCACAAGGGGTTAAGAAAATTAATGTTGCCGAGTGGGGCGAGGAAGGACAACCTCTAGTGATTTATTGCAGTCCATTTACATTGGGCGAAAAAAGAAATTTATTTAAAGGTGCTAAGTCAGATGATTTAGGAGTTTTAGTAGATGCTATAATGTTAAAGGCTAGAGATAAAGATGGTAATAAAGTTTTTAAACTAGACGACAAACATACCTTACTCAATAAAGCAGACCCTGATGTTATTGCAAATGTAGCAACAGAAATGTTAAACACAACTTCATTAGAGGAAGCCGAAAAAAAGTAAGATACGATCAAGAGTTGTTTTCCATACTTACTCTTGGGGAAAGATTAAAAAAAAGTATGGTAGAAGTGTTGGCTATGACAGAGGAAGAATTCTTTTACTGGATAGCTTATTTTAAAGTGAAGGCAGATAAGGAAAAGTTACATGGCACAAGAACGAGTCCAAATTCGCCTAGACGCAGTAGATAATACTCGTAAAGCACTTAATGGTCTTAAAGGAAGATTAGACAAAGTTAAGTCGTCTGTATTTAATTTAAGAAACTCTTTTTTAGCTATTGGTGCTGGTCTTGTAGTTAAAGGATTTATAGATGCTGGTATTCAAGTTGAAAATCTTGGTGTTCAATTAAAAACATTATTCGGCTCTGCTAAAGCTGGAGAAAAAGCTTTAAAATCAATTACACAATTTGCCGCTAAAACTCCATTTGAATTAAAAAATATTCAACAAGGTGTAACTTCACTAGCAGTCGTTAGAGAACAAGCTGAAAAAGCTGGGTTAAGTTTTGATGACCTATTAATACTTACAGGAAATGTAGCGGCACAAATGGGTGGAGATTTTGCATTTGCTTCATTTCAAATTCAAAAAGCATTTAGCACAGGTATTGCGGCGGCAGAATCTCTTAAAGAAAGAGGTGTTGCTGGTATGGCTGGTTTTCAAGCTGGAGTAAGTGTTAATGCTGACGCAACTATTAAAAAAATGAATAAAGCCTTTGGAAAAGGTGGAAAGTTTGGAAATCTTATGGACGAACTTTCTAAAACATTATTTGGTACTATTTCAAATATAAAAGATGCTTTTTTTATTTTTCAAGTTGAAGTATCTAAAGGTTTTTTTACCGCATTAAAACAAAATTTAGGAGATTTAAAAAAAACAGCAGAAGAAAACAGAAAAGAAATTGCTAAGTTTGGTGCAGTTATTGGTAAAGGATTAAGTAAAGCAATACAAGGTACATCAGATGCTTTAAAGTTTTTAAAGAATAATTTTGAATTTTTAAAAAATACTATTTTAGCTGTTATAGGAATTAAAATTGCAACTTTTTTTGGTCAATTTATTTTATTAATTGGACAATTAAGAAATGCTATGCTTTTATTAAATGTGTCTATGTTAGCCAACCCTTTGTTTTTAGGTGTGGCGGCAGTAGCTATGATAGTTGCTGGAATTAATAGTGTAACAACAGCACTTAAAGAAGGCAAAACAGCAATAGATTCGTATGCAAAAAGCTTAGAGTATTTTCCTTATGATGAATTTGATAAAGCAATGGGAATGGGTGATAAAACTTCGGGCATTTTTCCACCAAATAAACCAAAAGGGTTACAGGTTTTTGGAGATGATAAAAAAATAACAGAAGTTATCTCTGACAAAAGTGTAAATCAAATTGAGGAATTTGTTAAAAAAATAAAAGATTTAAACGATAATCAAATGGTTAAATTAAAAGAATCTTTTGCAACCATTGGTCAAACACTTGCAGTAGGAATTTTTAATTCAATAGATGCTATTTCTAAAACACTAGCAGAATCAATCATATTAGGAAAAAACTTAGGAGATGCTTTTAAGAAATTTGTTCAAGGTGCAATAGTTAATGCGTTAGGTTCTTTAATTAGTTTTGTTATTAAAAAGTTATTTTTATATGCACTTGAAAAACTATTCCCAGCTATATTTAAACAACAAGACGATTTAGAAAAGAAAAAACTAGGAACTATGAAAAAACAAACTGGCGAATTAATGAAACAAGTAGCACTTCAAGCTATACTACTAGCTTTAGGTGGTGGCAATCCTTTTGGAAGTGCAGAAGGTGGTAGAGTTAATGGAACTAGAGCCAATGGTGGTCAAACACAAAATGGAAACTCTTATATCGTAGGAGAACGAGGTAGAGAATTGTTTATTCCTTCTACTGATGGACAGATTGTATCTAATGAAAACTTAAACGGAATGGGTGCAACCAATATTAATTTTACAGTACAGGCAACAGATGTTAAGGGAGTTCAGGAGTTATTGATTGACAATAGAGCAACAATAACAAATATAATTAACACAGCTTTAAACCAAAAGGGCAAACCAGCATTAGTATAATATGAGCGGACAATTTCCTACAACACCCCCAGCAAAGTCAGCAAACATTAGATCGTTGCAACAAACGATTGTTAGTGTAACTACTTCAGGAAGAAAACAAGCTAGACAGATTGACGGACAACGATTTGCAATTACTTTACAATTCCCAGCTATGACTAGAGCAGAGTTTGCACCTATCAGAGCATTTATAATGAAGCAAAGATCACAGCTTAATAATTTTACAGTTATCCCACCTATTGATTCTAATGCACAGGGTGTGGCTTCTACTACTATCTCAACCAATGCTTCTGTATCTGCTGGAGCAACTACTTGCACAATAGATGGCATGACTACTTCTACTAACGGAATATTGAAAGCTGGAGATTATTTTAGATTTACAGGACAGACTAAAGTTTATATGGCAGTAGAAGATTTAAACGCAGACGGATCAGGAGAAGGTACGCTAACATTTGAACCACCTTTAAGAAGTGCTGTTACAGATGATACAGATTTAATTTATGACAATGTTGATTTTACTGTTACCTTAGTAAATGATGTTCAAGAATATAACTTAGGTATTCAAGGTTATTACAGTTACGAAATTGATGTAGCAGAGAGTTTATAATGGCTAGAGGATTAACAAGTGCAGTTAATACAGAACTAGCTACAGACAAACTAAATCCAGTTACTTTACTTTATCTAAATGTTGGTTCAGGTTATAGATTTACCGATCATTACAAAGACATAACTTTTGATTCTAACACTTACACAGCTTCCTCTTTATTATTAGGAGTTACTTCAACTTCTGAATCTTCAGAGATCACAGTAAGTAATTTAACTTTACAATTTACTGGTGCAGATCAAACCATCATATCTTTATTTTTAAACAATCAATATTTAGAAAGAGAAGTAGAAGTTTATAAAGGCTTCTTAGATGCGAACCAAGCTGTTATTGCTGACCCATTTTTATTATTTAAAGGTAGAGTAGAAAGCTTTGGTATTAATGAAACTTTAGATAGTTCTGATGTAGATATTGTGGTTACTTCTCATTGGTCAGACTTTGAAAAAGTAGAAGGCAGAAAGACTAACACCAACTCACAACAACTACATTTTATCAACGATCAAGGATTTGAATTTGCTTCACAAACAACACAAGATATTAAATGGGGTAGAGCATAATGCAAGATATAGTAGATTTATTTAGAAACTTTAAAAAGTATGACTCTATGGAAGATGCTGATTTAAGATTATACTTAATGCCTTCTTTTAATTTAAGACAATGTAAAAAGTTTTATGATGGAGATCAATTAGTTGGCTTTGTTAATTGGGCTTACATACATGACATAACAGAAAAAAGATTTAAGGCTTCAGGCAAGATTAAACCTAATGAATGGAAATCAGGAAACAACATTTGGTTAATAGAAATAGTATCAATTAAAAATACTTTTTCTATGATGCGTTGGGTTTATAATAACTTTAAAGATATTCTTAATGTAGGAGAATCTATTAATTGGTTAAGAACTGACTCTGATATTTATAGAGTTGGCAAAAAGTTTAAAAGGGAGTTTCACGCATAATGGGTGGTGTAGTAGATGCGATTGTAGGTTTAGTTGAAGGGTTTATCTCTTGGCTTATTCCTATGCCTGAGATACCTGAGTTTGATACTCCTGAAGAAGAAAAGGGTGTCTTAATAAACAAATCATCTAACAACGCACAAATCCCAGTTGTATATGGAACAAGGCAAGTAGGTATCACTAGAGTTCTAATGGAGTCTAGCGGAACAGATAATAACTATCTTTATATTGCTGGTGTACTTTGTGAGGGAGAAATAAACGCAATTACTTCTATTACTGTAGATGACAAAGAAGTTACTTTTGATGGTGCATTAACTCATGGCACAGTTAGAGAAGTTGATTCTTCAGATGCTAATTTTTACAAAGGTTCATCACATATACAAATTCAAGCATTTATGGGTAAAGATGACCAAGTAGCTTCAAGTGTTTTATCTACTTTGACCAACTGGACTTCTGCACACAAACTATCAGGGGTGGCTTATGTTGCTTTACGATTAAAATGGAATCAAGATGTGTTTGGAAATATCCCAACCATTAAAGTAACAGTACAAGGAAGAAAAGTATTTGATCCAAGAACAAGCACAACAGGATTTTCTTCTAACCCAGCTTTATGTTTATTGGATTATTTAAGAAATGGCAGATATGGAAAAGGATTACCTGACTCTGCTTTTGAATCAGACTTTGCTTCTTTTAAAACTTCTGCCAATACTTGCGAAACACAAGTAACTCCATACTCAGGTGCTAGTGATATTAATTTATTTGATACCAATGCAGTTGTAGAT